CTTATGGGGAGAGCCTGACGTCTATGCAAAGAGACAATGCCCAGGAAGGTATTGATTTGATGACCCGTAAGTTGGATGAAGCAGGGAAGAAAGCCCGAGAGCTTAATAAGCATATGCATTCAGTAAACGGTACAAGCCAAACTTTATCTGATATTATATCTACAACCCTTAGCGACTTATACGGGGGCAAGAGAACCGAAGACTTCTTAGCATTTGAGTCAGATACTATAAGAACAGAGCTCAACAAATTTACAAGCTCTTTAGACGAAATGTCGTTGGAAACGAAAAAAGTAACCTTACAGCTAACTAATATGAAAACTATGTTCGGCAAGAACGTATTCGATACTGCAGCAGGTAAGAAATTATACAAGCTATGGGCGTCTTTATTCACTAAAGAAGGTAAACTTGTAAAAGATAGAAAGAGTGCAATAAGAAAAGAATTAGACAAGATTCAGATAGAAGCGGACCACATCTCAGAGTATAGCACTTTAGTAGACCTTAGAAACGACTTGGCCGAGACTGAAATGAACGTTATTGATGCAGCTAATAAGCGCATCAAAGACGAATTAAAATTAGCACAACAACTATTAGCATATAAGAATTTAGAAGTTGAAGTTGATGCAGATATGCAAGAAACAAAGTTCGGGGGCACTAGAGATATGTTCGCAGCAATGTCCACAGGGTTAACCGACTCTTTAGGGCAAGCCCTCTCCGATGTATTTATGCAGAAGGACCAGCCTGATGATGGATATTCACAGAGTGAGAGAATTAGGCTAGCAATGGCACAAGAACTATCAGACTGGGGGGGAAATTTTATCTCTAATTCTATATCAGATATGATGTTTGGTAATAAAGGGCTACTTGCGGGCGGGTTAAGAATGCTAGGCGGAGACGAGAAAGGCAACGAGTGGGCGGATGCTATCTTCCCTAAGACAGACGCTGAGAAACGTTTGTCTGCACTAACTGAAATTAAGAATATGATGTCAAGACAAGTTGACATACTTTCAAAGGAAATATTATCTGTAGAAATAGCTAATCCAGAAGCTCGTATGAATGAAAGGGGCGCTACCATTGGGCAACTTGAAGGATCCAAGTCTATACACTCATATGCTTCTAAGCTACCTACTGATCAAAGGGATTGGTTTAAGAAGGAAGCTGGGAGTTTTAGAGCAGGTATGGATAATGCGTCGGGCCCTGCAGAGTATACAGCCAATATGGTAATGCTCAGGGACCTTTTAAAAGAAGCGCAACATGGTTCTGTAGCAGGTAACCAGGACTTCCAAACTTACCAAGCAAAACAACAAGCAGAGGCAATATTAGCTAAACAGAAAGAACAGACTAGTTTTGCCGGGGACTTCTTCGGTAAAATGTGGGACGATACAAAGGATTTCTTTAGCGCATCAGACGAAGTAACAGAGAAGAATACAAAGGCTTTGGATGTAGTAATAGAAGGCGTAGGTAAATTTAATATTGTGCCGAACATAGTTACGGACGGGTATTTAAGAATTAAAGAGTTGTTAAATAGTGATGCGTACAACAATAAATCTGTAACAGAGGGCAATGAAGTATCTAAAGTACCTAAAGTAGCGGAAGAAGAAAAATCTTGGTGGGGTAAAATTTTAGACTGGAACAGCAGGCTAAACTCCGAAGCTAAAGCCGCAGCAGAAGCTGCACAAAAAGCAAATGATATATCTAAGTCAGGTAAATCACACTCCGTACATGACCACCACGCAGTACCTTTATTAGAGCAAATAAGAGATTCCTTTAGAGAATGGATTACTCCAAAAGACGGGTCTTTACCTAGTGCAATAAAAGACTACGGAAAGTTGGATAATGAGCTAAGTGCTGACTATTATAATAATAGAAAGACTACAGGTATAGCAGATCCTAACTTTGGTAAAGCCAAAGGCGCTTCTATGACTAAGTTTGGTTATGGGGCATTTGATAACACTCCAGAAGGTACGCCTGAGTTACTAGATAAAATAGCAATGATTCCGCAAGTTACATTAGCGGCTATAGGTACTGCAGGGTACCAAATTGCAGACGACGGGTTCACAGAGAAGGCATTTGGGGATTGGTGGGAGCAATTAAAGGCTTACACAGAGACTAGATGGAATAGATCAGAGATCACAGATTCAGATAGTGCGTGGCAAGAAGCTAGCAGACAGACAGGGGATACTTCAGTTGCAGATAAGTTAGCTGAAATGAATCTAAAAGCTGAAGTAACTAATACTAAGTTAGAAACTCTTGTAGCCAATACTACTAAAACTGAACTTGAAAAGAGATCAGAAGAAGCTCAAGCATATGCCAAAGCTAAAGGAGAAGGTAAAGGACTCGCAGTAGTTATTAAGAACCCAGAGGCTATTACTGCAGCCCAAGGGCAGGCAGGAGAAAGCTTATTTGGGGAGACTGAAGGCGGGTACGCTAAAAACGCAAGTACTGCAGCTGCTTTTAAAACTAATGAGGGATCGGAGCAGACAGCAATGCTTGCAGAGCAAGGAATGTGGAACGATAACGAGAATACAACCTTTAGTACTAATACTATGCAGACCGTAGGAGCTGCAACTAATAATACATTACAGACTGGGTTTAAGGATCTCATATACAATGGTAAGTTAAACACTGCTAAACTTGCTATGAGTTTTGTACAGCAAATAGGAAATACTATAATATCTTCAGTGGTATCGGGGGCTACTACAGCTGTTATGAGTGCTAACGGTAACGTGCTTAGAGGAGGCTTCCAAGCCTTTGCAAAAGGGGGAGTAGTAACCAAGCCTACACTTGGACTAGTGGGGGAAGGTAAGGATAATGAAGCAATTGTTCCTTTACCGGATGGTAGAGCTATCCCGGTAGCAATGATTGGAAAAGGGGCTGCTACTGAAAACAATACCGAGAATAACATTAATGTTACAATTAACGTTGCCAGTGACGGTACTACTACTAGTTCTGCTCAAGCAAGTGAGGGGTCTAATGGGCCAGACTTTAACAAGTTAGGGGGAATGATGACTCAAGTTATTCAACAAGAGCTACTTAACCAACAAAGACCAGGAGGACTACTTAGTCCGTATTAATTATGCCAAATTTTAACACAGAAGTAAATAGTAACCCTGATAGAGGGATGAAAACGGAACAAAAGCCTAAGGTACTCACTGTATCTTATGGGGACGGGTATGAGCAAAGAACTGTAGATGGTATAAATAATTTACCCGAACAGTGGAGCTTAGAGTGGAAAAACAGGCCTGTAGCGGAAACTAATAAGATTATAAAATTCTTAGAGGACCAAGGAGGAGTTACATCTTTCGATTGGTACCCAGTAGGGTATAGTATATCTAGTACCACTACTAGTACTGCTACTAAGAAACTTATAGATACTAGTCAATACTTTACTAATCGTTATTTAAATACTACGGTTACCGATAGCGGAGGTACCGGAGGAGTATGTACTGCTAGTTTGTCAGCCGATGCTGTAGCGTCTGTATCGGTATCTACTGGAGGAAGCGGGTACAATAGTACTTCATTGCCTTCAATATCTTTCACAGGAGGAGGGGGTACAGGGGCTTCTGCTACTGCAGTAGTATCTAGTGCAGGGGTAATAACAGCAATAACATTAGTAGCTGGCGGGAGCGGGTATACCTCAGCTCCTACGGTAGTAGTCACTCCTACCCCTACAACCACCACAGTAACGGCCATAGATAGTGCCACCCAACTATCTTTAGCCGCGGATATACTAGCTAGCGGGGAGACATATACTATCTACCCTTATAAAAAGTACACCTGTGCTAAATGGAGTGTTAAAGAGGATATAAGTGGATATAGGACTATTACTGCAACATTCAACAGAGTATTCGAACCATAAAGGAATCCTATGAGTAATAAAATTACAACTGATATAAATAGTTTAACACCTGGTAGTATAGTAGAGCTATTTGAGTTAGATCTATCTGCAGGGTCGGCGCCTTCTACTGTACCTAAGTTTAGATGGTTCAACGGAGGCTATAACGCAGAGTTACAAGAAATAGTATGGCAAGGGAATAAATACTCTGGGCTCCCTATTGAAGCCTCTGGATTCGAGTTTTCCGCACAAGGATCTATACCTCGACCTAATTTAACGGTAGCTAATATTACTTCACTATTATCAGGAGTAATCAATGATTATAACGATTTGGTAGGGTCAAAAGTCACTCGTAAGAAAACGTTCGCTAAATACTTAGATAACTACTGCTACACAGACGGGTACCCTGTGGGAGGGGTATGTACAGGAGAGTCCGGGTCTGACCCAAGCCTTAGTAAGGATGATTGTTTAGATACTAATAAGAACGGATCTGCAGGTACTTGGACGGAGTACACCCAAAGTACTTGTGAAGCGGCTGCAGGACCTGGTATTTGGTACGCTAACGCCATAGCGGATGATACAGCTCACTTTACAGATGAGATATGGTATATAGATAGAAAAGCTGTTGAGACGTTCACTCATATAGAATTTGAGTTAAGCGCAGCATACGATGTTATAGGTATAAAGTTACCCTCTAGAGTTATAGTGTCTAATTCATGCCCTTGGTTGTATAAAGGGGTCGAATGTGGGTACCTAGGCGCAGGGGGCGCCGGAGGAGTATACGGGTGGGACACCAATAATAACCCTGTATCTGATGTATCTAAAGATGTATGTGCAAAAACATTTACAGCGTGTGAGCTTAGGTTCCCTGAGCCTTTAGAAAATCCTTTTGGAGGCTTCCCAGGAGCTGGTAGAAGAATGGGATCAGTACGATGAATGAGGCGACTTTAGAGGGTTTTCGAAAGCACACAGAAATAGAGTTCCCCAAAGAAGCATGTGGTTTTATACTGGGGGTGGGGAAGAAAGAAAGGTACTTTCCAGCAAGTAATATAGCTGAAGAGCCTGAAGAGTACTTCACGATTGATCCTGTAAGTTACGCGGAAGCGGAGGATTCCGGTACTATTTTAGGTATATGCCACTCTCACCCTAATGATGGGTGTAACCCTTCGGAGGGGGATAAGATATCTTGTGAGGCAACAAAACTACCTTGGCATATTTTAAGCTGGCCAGGTAACAAATTATGTAGTTGGGAGCCTTCAGGGTATGAAGCACCAATTATTGGTAGACAGTTCAGTTACGGAATTTTAGATTGCTGTACTTTGCTTAGAGATTACTATAAAAAAGAGCTAAATATAGATTTTCAGTGTTTTAGTGGCCAAGATGGCTGGTGGGACAAAGGGGAGAATAGATATTTAGAAAACTATAAAGAGCAGGGTTTTGTAAAGATACTAGAAGAAAATGATATTAGAAAATATGATATATTTTTAATAAATTTAATCTCACCTGTACCAAACCACGCGGCAGTTTTTATCGAAGGAGATAAAATTTTACACCATGTACATGGTAGACTCTCAAATAAGGAATTATATGGGGGATACTGGAGAAAACATACAACGCACCATCTAAGGCACAAATCACTATGTTAAATAAAGTAACGTTATACGGAGAATTAGCAGATAAATATGGAAAGGAGTGGTCATTAGACGTAAACTCCCCCGCGGAAGCTATCAGAGCACTTAACTCTAATAACCCAGGCTTTAGACAGTTTTTAGGTTCTTCAGAGGAAAGAGGGCTAGGGTATCATATAATAGTAGGTAACGAGCCTATTGAAGATGTAAAGACAGAATTGTCTGGGCCTTTGGGCAGACAAAGTATAAAAATAGTCCCTGTAGTACTAGGGAGTAAGTCCAGCCTGGGGAAAATAATAATAGGTGCAATAATAATTTACTTTGCATGGCCTGTAATTGCTGCAGGGGTTGGAGGTACAGTGGGTAGTGGGGTATTCGCAGAAATGACGGTTAGCACCGCCGGGTATTTTGCAGCTTCTATGGCGGTGTCTGTAG